AGCAGCACCAGTTGCTCAACCTTTGACTTACACTCGCCCACGCTCTCCAATCGTGGACAAAGCTACATACTTGGAACACTCAGTACGCGCAAAGTTGGGTAACGAGGATTCTCGCCAATTCGTAGCGTTCGCTGATGACACAACAAGCAATAACGCTGGTTTAATCCCAACACGTCAGCTAACAGAGATTATTAACCCTCTGTCAAACGCTGATCGCAGCACCATTGACGCAATCTCTCGTGGTGTACTACCTGACGCAGGTATGAGCTTTGAGATTCCAAAGATTACAGCAGTACCAACTGTAAGTGACGTAAATGAAGCACAACCAATTACCGAAACAGGGATGACAAACAGCTTCTTGAGCGTGTCTGTAAACAAGTACGCGGGCGGTCAAACGTTCTCAACAGAGCTTCTCGACAGATCATCACCATTATTCTTCACCGAATTGGTTAAGCAGATGGAGTTTGCTTACGCACAAGCAACAGATCAATTTGTAGCAGGACAACTTCTTGCTAATGGTCAAGCAGCTGCAACAGCACAAGCAAACACCGCTGCTGGTCTAGTTGGTTTCGTATCACAAGCAGCAGCCGAGGTCTACAAAGATTCTCTAGGCTTTGCTCGCAACATTATTGTTACACCTGAACAATGGTCTAACATTATGAGCTACAACGATGCAGGTCGCCCAATCTACACAGCTTCACAGCCACAAAACGCTGCAGGTGTTGCTTCTCCACAGAGTTTGCGTGGAGTGGTACAGGGTCTTGATCTTTACGTATCTCGCGCTTTGGGATCAGCACCACTAATTGCTGCACACCCTTCACTACCATTAGGTGACGGATCTATGATCGTCGTTAACCCAGACGCTTACACCTGGTACGAGTCACCACGCGTTCGCCTACAAACAAACGTAGCGCTTAACGGTCAGATCGAAGTTGCATACTACGGATATGGCGCACTAGCAGTTAAAATTGCTGACGGTGCTTGCTACTACAACTTCACCTGATAAGTAACACAAACTAGATCGAGGGGTGGGCGTGTTCTCCCGAGCGCTCACCTCTCATTAAAGGAGTAGATATGCCTTCAATAATCACAGCCACACAGCTGCGATCTGTTCTTGGCGTATCCTCATCACTTTACAACGACGCATATTTAGATCAAATAATTGATACAGCTGAGGCCGTTATTCTGCCTATGCTAGAAAAATATGCTGCCCCAATCGGGAGTACTAAACTTTCAGATAACGTAGCAATCTTTACTACTCTTGGCGAGAACGTATTTAGCGCTGGTCAATCAGTAGTTATTACAGGTTGTGGCTCACCTTACAATGGCACTCGCACGATCTTAGATGATGATAATTTAGGCGAGTATTCGTTTGCTGCTGCGATCACAAACGCCGATATTAACGAAGCAAACGTAATTCCAAGTGGTCTAGCCACCTTATCGGGAGCTTCTACTTATGTAGGCAACGACGCAATAGAGTCCGCAGTTTATGTAGTAAGCGTTGAAGTATTCCAATCACGCACCGCAGCTGGTGGTCAGATCGAGGGCGTGGACTTTGCACCAACACCGTTTCGTATGGGTAGAAGTCTTGTCAATCGTGTCCAGGCTCTACTAGCGCCGTTCATTGATGTCGAGACACTATGCCAATAAGCACTACTCGCACAGCCCTAGAAACTGCCCTAAGCGGTATTCCAGCTAACGTTTACAATTCTGTACCTGAGTCGGTAATACCACCTGCAATAGTTATTGTGCCTGACTCGCCATACATCGAGTTTGAAATTATTGGTAAATCTACTATTAGGTGCAAACTAAACTTTACTATTACCGTTGCAGTTAGTTATTACAGCAACGAAGCAGCGCTAGACAACCTAGAAACGTTGCTACTTTTAGTCTTAGCGGCTCTGCCTGCTAATTATGTGGTTGGGGCAGTAGATCGTCCTTCAATCACGCAAGTTGGTGCAAGTGACTTACTTGTTGCTGACTTTAATGTATCAACCTACTACCAAAACTAAGGACAAATAATGAGTACAACCGTAGTTACGGGCAGAGATGTTACAGTCGCGTTTGTAAATGACGCAGGCGTAATTATTGACGCACAGGCAACTTCAGCAGTTTTAACAAAAAATGTTGATCGCCAAACTTATCAGACACTAGACGGAGAAGCCTACAAAACTACAAACGTAGAAGGCACACTAGCACTAGAAGTATTAGCAGACTGGGGCAAGACAAGCAGCCTATGTGAGTATGTATGGGGCTTGCTAGATACTGCACCTGACACACCAAGAGCTATGACATTAACAACTGCTACTGGGGCTACCTTTGCTTTCAACGTATTGCTTGACTATCCAACAGCAGGCGGTACCGCACCTGACGCACAGACAGTAAGTTTTAACTGGAAAGTTGAAAAGGGCGCAGTAACAGAAACTTTTAGCTAAACAAATACAATCGGGAGAACAAATGAAACTAAATATCAAGATAACTACAAACGCAGGCGATCAAGCTACTTACACAGCCCAACCGCCTGAGTGGCGCAAGTGGGAATTAGAAACTGGTCAAAAGATCAGCAAAGATCCTTCACTAGGTATTAGCGATCTTATGTTCTTGGCTTATCACGCTATGAAGCGCGAAAATCCAAACAAAGCACAGATCAGCTTGGATAATTGGTGTAACTTGGTTGCAGATATTGAGATAGAGGAAACAGCAATAAACCCCACCCAAGCGGTAGCCTCAGCCGACTAATAGTCGAACTAGCTATCGCAACACAGATCCCTATGCAGTATTGGGATACGGCAGAGGATATTGCAACGGCACTAGAGATACTTAAGGAGCGTAATGGCAGACGTTAAAGTCGAATATGACAAAGCCGACCTACGCCAAATCCTTAAATCTTTCAAGGCTATGGACGAGGAAGCAGTAGAGCAATCTAAGAAGTTATCTGCTGAGTTGGCTGAGTATGCTGCTGATCAAATTAAATCTGCTGCTAGACGTAATAATAAATACCCTAAAGGATCTATCAAAGTTGCTGACGGTGTTCGTATTGCTAAGTCTAGCAAAATTGGTGAGTTTAAGTATGGCTTTGCTAGTCAAAAGTTAAGTGGTGGTGGTAATACTACCGACATACTTTACGGCTTAGAGTTTGGATCTAGGCGTTACAAACAATTCCCTGGCAGATCTCCAAATAAAGGTCGTCGTAATGCTGGCTACTTTATCTACCCAACGTTAAGAAAAGAACAGCCTGAACTCATTGAAAAGTGGGAAAAAGGCTTTAAGCAGATTACGGATAAATACTAATGGCTGGCAATCGTACTCTTAAATTATCTATCCTTGCTGACACAGCAGATCTTGTTAAAGGTTTAAAGACAGCCGAAAACGAAACACAGTCCAGCAGTAGCCGTATTGGAAGTGCTTTTGCAGCCGTTGGTAAAGCAGCTGCGGTTGCTGGTGCTGCCGTTGCAGCTTATGGCGTTAAATTAGCCGTAGATGGCGTTAAAGCAGCTATTGAGGACGAACAAGCCCAAGTCAAGTTAGCAGGATCCTTGGAGCGTGTTACAGGTGCTACCAAAGATCAGATAGCAGCCGTCGAGGAACAGATATTAAAGACCTCACTTGCTACTGGTGTCGCTGATGACGAATTACGTCCAGCCTTAGATCGTTTGACTAGATCAACTAAAAACGTAGATCAGTCACAAAAGTTATTAAACCTGGCTTTAGATATTAGTCGTGGTAGCGGTAAGAGTCTGGAATCTGTCACTAACGCCTTATCTAAATCCTTTGAAGGTCAAAACACAGCTTTAGGTAAACTAGGCGTAGGTATCTCAGCTGCTCAGTTAAAAACTATGAGCTTTGATGACATAACTAAGCAACTAGCGAATACCTTTGAAGGTGCTGCTGCTGACGCCGCCGATACTTTTGCAGGCAAAACAGCCAGGTTACAGGTTGCTTTTGATGAGGCTAAAGAGTCTGTGGGCGCAGCTTTATTGCCAATCTTGACTCGTTTGTTTGATTTTATCAACGAGTATTTAGTGCCAATTTTTGACCGCTTTAGTGGCGATACATCTGCTCTTGGTAATAACATAAAAAACTTCTTAACACCAATTCTCAATACTTTACAATCTGCTTATGAAAAGATTAGTACAGCAGTTAGAGAAAACGCTGACGAATATCGACCACTAATCAACTTGCTTAAATCTTTGGCTGAGTTTGTTAAAGGCACAGTAGCACCAATATTAGTTGATGTATTGGGTGCAGCTTTTAGGGGCATAGTTAATACAGTTACCTTCTTAATTGACAAGATAGGCGATCTAATCCAAGTGTTTG